GGCATGATGATGTCACCAATTTCTTGAAATGAAAGTTTGATTTGATTCAATGATTTTTCAATCTGGAATCCTGGTGTTGATGATAAGACTTCAAATGCATCTGCTGTGAATCCAGCAGAAGTTGACATGTCATCCAAAATTGTTTTGTAGTTTTCACCTTGTGTTCCAAGAACACCCATGATGTTTTTGACTGCTTGTGACTTACCAAAAAATTCAGTCATTTGAACACCATTTGCAGCAAATGCATCTTTCATTTGAAACAATGTTGCTTGAAGTCCCTGGTCTTGCAGCATAGATCGCAAACCTTCATATGACATGTTTACTTTTTCCAGTGCTTCTTTTCCTTGTCCAGTTTCTTTTGCAAATGCCATCATCACACCACCAAATCCAGTTGTTGCAGATCTTGCATCACCAGTTGTTTTGGTATGTGTTGAAATGTTTGCAAGAAGTTCATCAAATGAAATTCCAAGTTCAGCAGCCATTCCAACTTGTGTTCCTAAAGATTCAGCAAGTTCAGATGATTCAAACATTCCAGTTCTTACAGCCATTCCAAATTTGTCAATTGCTTCTGTTGCTGTGATCACTTCACTTCCATATGCATTCTGTGCTGCTGCTGCAACCTTTGCAAGATCTGTTGATTCACCAAGTCCAATTGCAACACCTTTGTTGACTGTGGTCAATGTTTCAAGTGCATTGACACCACGCAATCCAGCAGATGTCAAGAAATACAATCCTTCTGCTGTTTCTGTTGCTGCAACTGCTGTGACACTTGAAATGTTTTTGACACTTTGTGCATATGCATCCATGTCTTGACCAGATCCCAAAACTAATGTTTGAATTTTGGTCATGGATTTTTCAAAGTCCATTGCCATTTTTACAGATGCACCAGCAACCAATGCAAATGGCATTGTGAATGAACTGGTGATTGTTGCACCAACTGCTTTCATTTTTCCAGCAAATTTTGAAACTCTTGCTGATGCTGCTGATAAACCTTTATAAAGTCCAGTATTGACAACACCAAGAATGATGTTCATTGAAGTGTTGTTTCTAGCCATTTTGATTCATTTTTTTTTCGTTTATTTTCTTAAACAACATTGCTTCATTTCTTACCTTTTCCATTTCCTTCTTTGACATCTTATTCTTTGCAGATTCCCATGGAAATCTTGTGATGTCCTTTGGTTGAATATTTTTTTTCACATGTGGATTCAACAGAACACATGCCAACCATCTTGTTCGTTCCCATTGGTTTTGATCTTCTGTTTTCCACATGTCAAACAATCCTTGCTGTGCATTGTAAAACATTTTTGGTGTCATATCATAAAGATCCACCACATTCATTCCAAGTTGTCCCAAACCAATTATTTCAATATAGTCCCAGGACAACTCTATTTCTTCACCTTCCTGGAATTGAACTTTTTTCCAGGATCATTTTTTTTTGTTTCACCATCAGAAAATGTGATTCCCATATGTTCAGCAAACAATTCCATTGATCTTGCCATTCCTTTTTGATCACCATCCAGCAGATCAGCAATTTGATCTGAATCCAAATTGAAATCAATTCCAGCCCTTCTGTGACCTTCTTGTGTTCCATGAAATATCAATTCAACAATATCATCCAAAGACATTTCAGTCCCTAGTGAACCAAGTTTTTGAAGTGATGTTCCAGTTGCTCTGCAATATTTTCGCAATGCATTAAATCCAAAATATATTGGCAAATCTTTTTTTCCTAGTGTTACGATTTCATAATTCATTTCATGTGATTTTTTTAATTAATTTTTTTTTTACTTTATTGAATAAGGTCCAGCAAAGACAAAGTTCACATGAAATGAAAATTGCCCTTGCTTTTCCTTAAATTTTAAACAGTCCCTATTGTCAAAGGTCCAGCAGCAGCAAATGAAACTGACATTGTTGTGCTTTGTTCATTTGGTGCTTCCATTGACATTGATGTCATGATTGCATTTCCTTGAAAATATTTATCACCAGAAACTGCTGTTTTGAATCTTATCGACATGACAACCCTTGTGTCCAGATAAGTTGAAAACATCTGATAAAATGCTGTTGCAGATGCTGTTGACATTGCAACCATTGCATCACAACTGACATCCCAATCTAATGTTCCAGCCATTCTGCTGGTATATCCACCAGAAACTGCTGTTGTTGTATTTCTTGGATTGTGTGTGATTGACAATGCACATGATGTTCCAAATGCAATCAAAGAATTTGAATTTCCAATATATACACCAAAAGAAGTTCCATTGACTATTCCAGTTGTTGGCATGTTTTTTTTTATTAGATTAAACTGATGCTTGTGTCAAAATTGATGTTCCAGTGAATGAACAACTGTATGTTGTTGATTCTTCATTTGGTGCATCCATGCTGATGCTTGAAACATAACAAGATCCAGACCACTTGAAATCACCAGTTTCTGATGATTCAAATGCAATTGTCAATGGTGTTCTTGTTGCAATGTTTGCTGTGAACAATTCGTTCATTGTTGTTCCAGCAATTGCACCAGCAGCCAAGTCAAGAAATGCCACCATTCCTTCACATGAAATTTCCCAATCTCTTTGTCCTTCCATCACTTCTTTCCAGCCCAAAGATTCTTTGTTTGAAGTTTCTCTTGCTGAATGGTTGATTGAAACTGATCCACTTGTTGCATATGCAATCAAAACTGATCCGTTATATACTCCAAATTTTGTTCCGTTTATTATTCCACTTGTTGCCATAATTTTTTTTTTTATTTGTTTATTAAATTAATTTTTTTTAAAATGTAAAAATTGCCACTGTTAAACTTGCCACAGATGAATATGTCATTGAACAATATCCATTTTCATCATTGAATGCTGATGCAACAAAAGGACCAATCAAAGAAGTCAAACCAGCAGCCACAGTGATTGTTCTTGATGATTTTGTTGCTGGTCCATATGTTGGTGAATCAAATGCTGTGATCAATGCTGTGAATGTTACCACCACAGATGCTTCACCACCATTTTGAAATTCAACAAATTCATTTCCAGAATTTTCCCATGTGTCACCTTCTGCTGCTGCTGCTGTTCTTGTTGGTGCTGGGATTCCTTCTTCCATTATACTTTGAACTGTTATGATTGCCATGTTTTATTTTTTAAGTGTTTCAATTTTTTTGGTTTTTTCTTTCAATTTGATTTTTTTTGCAACCTCAACTTTGATTTCATTGCAGTATTCTTTTTTTAATAGATCACGATATCCAGCCCAGTTGACAAAATATTTTGATCCTTCTGGAAAAACTTTTTCAAGATCCCCAAATTTTCTTTTTAGTTCTTTTTTTAAGATGATTTCTGGCATAATTTTTTTTTATTCGTTTATGATCCAACCATTTTTTGGATCTTTTATTATTTCTAAAATTTCATTCTGTGAATATTGTGTTTCACCTTCCAAAAATTCTGGTGTTTCACCAGAAAATTTCAAAATTGTTTTTGTTCCATCATTTGACAATCTCAATGTTTGCATTGTTGTTTCTTCAATTTCACTGAAAACAATGAATCTTGCATTGATCATTTCAAAAATTATATATTTTGTTTTATTCATTTTTTAAGGAACTAAATTTTCAATGTCTGCTGCAACCATGTTTGTCATTGTTGCATTGTTGGTGTTTGTGCTGCTGTCATTTATTACTGGAAATGCACCAGAATCACCCATTCGCCACCATCCAATCAATCCAATATATGTTGAAAGATCAATTGGTGTTCCAGCATTATAGATTGCAAGAACTTGTGCTGCTGTCAATTCTACATTGAACACAGAAAATTCATCCATGTTTCCTTCATAGAAATTTGATTGTGAAACAGCACCAATTGTGAAATCAGCAGCAGTGTTTGACATTGCAACATATGTTCCACCAGATGCAGTTGATTGACCAGGAATTGATCCATTGACATATATTGTCAAACCAGAATCATTTCCAGATCCATCATATGTCATCACAATATGATGCCAGACATTGACAGTCAATGGTTGTGTTGATCCCATTGTGATGTGACCACCATTGATTGCATCTTCTAGTTTTATTCTTAGATTATTATATGCAAACTGGACTGAATATTCACGAATTGAACCACTTGAACTTTTTCCAAAAACACCAACACCAATTGCAACTGATTGTGGTTTTATCCAATAACTGAAAGAAACTGGTGAATCTGTTGTTCCATTTCCAAAACTAAAAATGTTCTGATCACCAATTTGCAAATAGTCATCAACACCATCAAAGTTCAATGAATAAACATTTGAAAATCCTGGTGCAATGTCAGTGTTGATTGTTCTGATGATGTATTCTTGTGTCACATTGTGAACACCTTGTGGTGAAATTTTACTTTCATAATCTGTTGACATTCTATCATATACAATTGAATCAATGACTGGTCCAGATCCAACTGTGAAACCAGATCCAATCCCACGATCCAACACAAATCTGATTCTGTTTGCAATTATCATTGAAGTTTCATATGAATCAGCAAATGAACTGATTTGAACACGCATGATGTTCAATGGACTTCTTTGATTCCTTGGTCCACCAGCAACTGGATTTCCTTCATCAAATGGTCCTTTGGTGTTTGTTGGATCATCTGAAATGATAGTATAGACAATATATGGAAATGTCTGTGCAACATTTAATGGTGCAACATCTGGAAAAATTCTCACTGGTGATGTTCCAACATATGATGTGATTGTTCCATCAAGTGAAAGTTTTGTGTATATTGTTGATCCTATTGTGAAACTACTCATGACTTATATTTTCCATTCATAATATCTTTTTCCTTTGTTCAATCCTTTGATTGCTTTTCCTACTATTGCCTTACATGCACCAATCATTTCAGATTTCACAATTGATTTTGATTGATCATATGCTGGTCGCATGTATGGTTGTGCAGCAGTTTCTGATGTTCCATATTCAACTTTTGATGCATATGATGCACCACCATCCCATTTGTCTGATGCCTTGAATTTGACACCTATTGTCACATATCCTTGTTTCCTTCCAGCCCTAGTCACAAAAACTTTGATGCTTTTTGACAGTTCATTTGTGTCTTTTGGTGCAAGTGATTTTGCTGCATTCTTTACTTTTCCACCAACTTTTCTGAATGCTGCAATGAAAAACTTTTTTTGATCAATCAAATATGGAAGTTTTGCCAAGTCTTTTTGAACTCCTTGCCATCCTTCAAGTCTAGTCACATTCATATTGAAACATTTGTTGTGATCAATTGCAAATATTTTTCCCTTCCATCAATCACATTGATTGCATCAATGAAATATTTTTTGTTTTCAAAAAGAACATAATCTTCAACATCTGCTGTTTGCATGACACCACCATTTCTGCAATAAAATTCAACCATCTGATTGTTCTGCATTTGATTTCCTTGTTCATCAACTTTTCCACCCTTCCATTGCACATCAGACCAAATTTTTTCTGTTTGTGCAGTATATGTGATGTCATTGATTCCACCATATGTTGTGTCTGCAACTTGTGTTCTTTTATATAAAACAACCAAACGATCCATCATGCCAACTGCAATCATAGTGTTTGGATTTTTAAAGTGTCCAACAAAAATTGTGCTGTCCTTGGAATTGATGATGCAATCCTTCCAACAATCACAGATTGTCTGTTTTCATACATGTCAGAAATTGTGATCAAAACTGCTTGTTTTGCAACTTCATTTAAATTTGTGACTTTTCCCCAAACTGGAATTGTTGTGAATGATATGGTGATGTTTTGAATTCCATCATATAAATCAGGGTATGATTTCCCATCAACCAATTCAATCCTGGATCTTTGTGATCCTGGTGCAAGATAATAGTTTGAAGGATTCCAAATTGTCAACAAACCAGATGTGTCCTTGTATGTTATTGAAGTAATTGACAAAATGCTTGAAACTTCTGGAATTTCTGTTGTTTGTTCCCAGTTGTCACAATAGAATGTGTATGTGTTCCCAGTGAAATTTGTTCCAGTTAAACTTTCACAAACTAATTGTGCAGCATGTGTCAGTCTGGTGATATATGAATCATCATCAGTGTGTCCAATTCTCAAATGTTCTTTTGCTTCATTCAAACTGACCAACCAGATTCTTTCATCTGATGATGTTGTTGGAATGATTCCTCTTTGTGGAAGTTTTTGGTTGTAAAAAAAATGACTGTTGATTGACATATGTTTTTGTTTAAAAAAAAAGGGATGGTGTTCAGACCACCCCTTTTCAAATTATTTTTGAACTATTATAAAATTGAAGTATATTTCACAAATGATGCACCAGATGCAACACCCCAGTCCATATGGTTGTTCATAACCAATTGAACTTCATTGTTTGTTGCTCTTGAATATGGATCAACCAAGATGTTTGATGGTCCGAAAGTTGCCATGTAAACTCTTGAAAAGTCACCAAATAAACCATCAGCAGATGTGATCGGTGGTCCACCAGCAGTTGCAGGTGCAGAACTGAAATATCCATCATATCCCATCAATTTTCCATCAATATATGCAGCATAAACCGATGCAACTTGTGCAGCACCTTTCAAGCCAGAATACATTGCCCAGTTGTTCACAAATGCAAGATTTCCATCAAGTCCATGATTGTTTGCAATTGTTTGAATTGCTTCAAGTGCATCAGATGCAAGTCCAGCAGATCCACCAGCAACAGATTCTGTGAAAGTTAAAACACCAGCAGTTGCAGCAATTGCAGTTGGTGCAGATGCAACAGAAGTTGATCCAAACATTGCAGCATCAATTTGTGTTGCCATGTTTCTTGCCATGTCATTCATCACTGATGCTTCCGCAGCAGTTCCATTTTGTGCAAGAATTACATTTGAAAGATTTGCAAATCCAGTCAATCTTTTTGGTGTCAATGTAACTTTTCCAAAGTCAGCACCACCATCAGCAGCAGCAGCAACCTCACCAGCCCATGCAACAGTTGATCCACCAGCAATTGGAAGAACTGTATCAGCAGCAACAGTTCCAAGATTGTTGATTCCTACTCTGTTATATAGACCAGATGCTTGAAGTGAATCAACAAATGTTCCAACAGCAGTTGGTGCAATTGCAAAAGTTGTTTGGTCAATTGCTCTTTTTTCAGTCATGAAAGTTGGAAGTCCAATTCCTTGAAGTCCTTTTCTTGCTTCACCTTCTGCTTCTTGATGCATTTCTGCTTCAATACCAGTTAATTGTCCACCATTTCTCAATTCATTCACTGCTTTGAATAGTGACCACCCTCTTGATGCTTTGTCAGTGTCAACAGATCCAACAGCAACACCAGAAACAGATGCTGATCTTTTCAATTGATTTTCAATTTTTTCTGCTCTGATGATTAATGCATCAACATCATCAATTTTTGCAAGTATTGAATCAACACTTGTGTTTTCTTCTTTTGAAAGATCTCTTGATTCAGTTGTTGCAAGATCCTTGATTGTTTCAAGACTTGCAATGAATTCTGATCTTTCCTCTTTTAATACTACGGAATTTTTCATATTTTCTTTTTTAAAATTTTGATTTTTAGTTCTAGTAAGTTTCTTTTGATCAAGTCAATTTCTTCATCCCTTCTTTGTTTTTGTTCATTGTATATTGCCAAACTTCTTTGTGCAACAGCCAGATCATTTGCACCTGGGTATGCTGGAATTGACACTGGACTAACATCATATAATCTTTTCACCTTGTTGATTGTTCTGATGTCCCTTCCATTTTCTTTGTCCCATGAATCATCCTGGATTGTGAATGCAAAACTGGATTGACTGATGTCACCTCTTTCCATTGACACCAGCAGATCCCTTCCAGAACTTGTATCTGGAACACTGAATTCATATTTCAAACCCTTTTCATCAATTGACAATTTCAATGTTCCACTTGAAACCCTTGCCAAAAGGTGATTTGGATCATGGTTGAAAAATGCTCTGACATCATTGTCAAGAACATCATCAAATGCATTCTTGTGAATTCTTTCTTTAAATCCACCAAGATCTTCACTCAATTGATCAAACACTGCTGCATGACCAACCACCACTTGTTCTGTTGATTCACCATCCATTCTTTTTTCCAGTTTAACTCCAAAGAATCTTTTTTCCATTTCGTTTTTGTTGGTCCAAATGTTTGATCTTTCAACTTCTTCTTCTTCATATTCATCAACAATTTCTTCTTCTGGACCTTCTTCTGGAATGTCTGATTCTTTGATTTTTATTCCTTCAAAGTTTTCATCTTTTTCATATATGATTGTGATTGTTTCATCATCTTCAATGATTTCCTTCACATGTCTGTTTTCTTTTTTTGCCATTTTATATTTTTTATTCAATTTCTTTGTTGACCATTTCCAATGTTTCCATTGATTTTGGCATATATAGTTCATCACCAGAATCCACCTTGTTCATGTTCTCTCGTTCTCTTACTTCATTGACTGTCATTGCACCAATGTTGATCATTTTTTCATAAAAATTTGCACGATCATTTGGTGATCCACGCAACAAACCATTCACATCAAAGTTCACAAACACTTCACCTTGTTCATTTTGTTTGAACAATTTCAGATTCATTTCACTTTCTAAAATTGAAAGGTATGGTTGAATTGTATATCTTACGAATTCAGCAGATTGTTGTTCAATATTGTTGAAAGATGATTTTGAAAGATCCTTCAACATGTGTGGTGGTATGTTGTAAACCCTTGCAATTTCCTGGATTGCAAGATCTCTGGATGCAAGAAATTGTGCTTGTTCATTACTGATTGAAACTTGTTGAAACTTCAATCCTTCTTCCAGGACCAAAGTTTTGTTTGCATCATTTAGGTTTGAATATTGTTGTGCAAATGAAGTTTTCAATCTTTCAATTGAAAGTTCTGACATCTGTCTGTCTGTTGATAGAACTCCAGACAATTTTGCACCATTTCTGAAAAATGTGTTTCCATAAGTTTCAACAGCCAAACCCCAACCAATTGCATTTCTGCATTGATCAATTGGTGACACACCAACATATCCATTCATTGAAACTGTTTTGAAGTGCATCACTTCATTGTTTGCATACACTTTGTTGTCATGTGTATTTTTATAAAACACATCATTTTCTTTGAACACCATATCAACATGATCTGCATTCAAACAATATAAATCAATAGGAATTCCAGCATCATTTCTTTCAATGTAAACATATGAATTTCCATCAAGACAAAGATCAACAATGATTTTGCTCAAAAAAGAAACCTTGGTTTGATGTGGATTTGGATTCAATGTCAAGATCCTTGACAATGGATGATCCTTCAATTTGATGATATCACCATCACTTTCCTTTATGCAAACTTCCAATGGAATTTGTGAAATTGATTCAGACAATAATCTGACAGCATTGAACACTGGTGTGAATCCCATTGCTGTTTGTTTGTTAACTACTGCACCAGACATGCTGTTTCCATACATGAAATTGTTCCAATATGGATTTGATCTTTGCTCTGTTTTTGGTGAAAAAAGTCTTGTGATTGGATCAAATATTCCCATTCTATGTGTTTATTTTTTCCAAAAATAGTCATTGAAACATGAACGGACATGGAAATCAGTTTCATTTTTTTCTGTTTTTTTCTTCTCTAGTGATTTGATGCTGTTTGATTATCTCAATTGTTTAATACTAGCAGTTGTCAACATCATCAAAGTTGCTTAAAAGTCACCAAAATTGATCTGGATGCATTTGATCATTTTCATATATTTGTGAAAATTATGATCTTTTTGATCCTTTTATTGTGTGAAACTCTGAAAGAATCATATGATGAATATTTGTTCAATTCATAATATTTGAAAAATTCAAGTTCTGTTTTTGCATATGCTTCAACATATGTTTTGGATGATTTGCAGTGATAAAAATATCTTTCATCAAATCCATTTTCAGTCAACATGTTCAAAATATGTTTTGGGTATTTGATCAAAATGAAAGAATTCCACGACCTTCATAAACTGATCCACTTGTGTCTGAAAGCATCCATTCACCAATGGACATGACAGTTGAAACAACACCATCCACTTTTTCACTGGACCTTCCTTTGTCAACTTTGCAATTGTTTGCTGGATCTGTTTTCAATTGAACATTCTGCATTTGCCATCTCATGACTGGATTTCCACCATGAACAATTTCTTGCTTCAACACCATCTTTTCAAGTTCTTTTGTTGGTGCTGATTGACTGACATATCCCATTCCAAATGGTGAAAGATTTGCACCATCATCTTGAAGTTGGATCACCAGTTGTGATGCATTCCATCTGTCATATGCAATGGATTGAATGTTGTATTCCAATGCAAGATCATTGATTTTTTTTCTTATAAATTCATAATCCTGGACATCACCTTCTGTCAATTCAATGAATCCATTTCTTGCCCATTCCAAATATGGAACTTTGTCTTTCCTGGATCTTTCTTGTGCTGTTAATTTTGGCAACCAGAAAAATGGCAAAATGTGATATGTTCCATCATCCATTGGAAAAAACAATGTCAATGCTGAAAGATCTCTGACTGATGAAAGATCAAGTCCACCAAAACATGGTCTGTTTTTAAGATCTTGAATGTTCAATTTCTTATCACATGCCATCCATTGCTGATCTGACAG